GTAGTTAAGATCACCAAAGTTCAAATTGCTTAAAAAACAACCTTGGAGAATCCACTTTTCAACAACAACTCCTGTTGGATCTAACATTTCCAATTCAACATCTTTTTTGTATCCAGCGGCGTAGCCCATTCTACCTGTAACAGATTCAGCATGAAGACGGAACCACTCCATAAGTGCTTGAGAAGCAGATGGACCGATAGGGTCTTTAAATTGAACACTTATCTCTTCCCAGGTAAATCTACCAGCAACATATGTTGATGTATTTAAAAAGGGAATTTCCGTTGTATTGATTTTAGCTTTAGGACGTGAGGTTGAAGTCACATACCACTCATTTATACCTAAAGATGATGGAAATCTTAAGATAAATCTATTTTTTCTTTTCGGTTCAAATGGAACCGGCATTTTCATTAATAAATCTGCCATTTGTTATCGTTGTTAGTTTTTTGTTTATTCTTTATTATAAATATATCGATACTTAAAATAAATTTATTTTTGGTTTTACTTGATTTTCTGGAAAAAATTGAGTAGCTTTTTGCATATAATCTTAATAAAGAATAATTAATAACTACTAATTTGATAAATGATAACTAATAATCAATATCATAATAAGTAATAAGGATAAATATAACCTATAAAGAATACATATAAAAATAATGGGGAGAACTTTCGTTCTACCCCATTTTTATTTAATTTAACTCTCAAATTAGATATTTTCAAAAGAAGCACCAGTTGGTGTTATGATGAATTCTACATCAATAAATTCTAATGCTCTTGTAGGTTTGATATAAATTTTACCTCTTAATGTGTTTGAATCAATATCTTCTGGATCATTTGATACAACTACACGGAAATCATATAAACCTCTTTCTTTCTTAATTGATTCTAAAATTGGATTTACCAATCTTGAGAATTCTTGTCTAACTTGATCATCGTTTTGTTCAAACAATAATCTTACCGCAACAGCAGAAATTAACTTTCTTGCTCTTAACAATAATCTTCTTACGTTTATTCTATCAAGTGCCGACTCTCTAACTTGTAAAGTTTTGTTACCCCAGATAATAGTACCTGTATCAGAGAATGTTGCAATTGGGTTAATTCTATTTTTGTAAAGTTCATCTCTGTCATCTAAAGTTAATTTTTTAGCTGCTTTGATTGAATTTACAAGACCTCTTGAATAACCTGCAACTGCAAACCAAGGATAAGAAATGTTGTCAGTTAATGCAATGTTCTTTACAACTTCACCTGTTGGTGGAATATAAAGCTGAGTAGCGTTATCTGTATCTCTTACTTGAATCCAAGGCCAGTAAGTTGCTGAGTAGTTAGAATCTATACCCAAATCATCTAATGCTGTTACAACTTCGTTAGTTGTTGCAAAGCTAGGTGCATCAATGATATATAAAGAATCCGCTCTATCATTTTCTATAATTTCAATTGCCTGATTTACTAATGAACTATGATCGTTCCAGTTTATACCAGGAGTTGCAAACAAGTTAATATCAACTGCTTCAGGATTTGCATATGTTTCAATACCTCTTAAGAATGCATAGTAATCTGAATTACCAACAGTATCACTGAATACGCCACCGTTATCTAAATGGTTTTTAGCATATGTTGTTTTACCAAAAATGTAACCATCTCCTAAAGTTTTTGTACTTCTGTAGATATCCCATCCATCAAAACCGCCATAAACAGGCATTGTAAATTTACGATGTGATATTGTTGCCAATTTGCTTTTGTTCGCACCTTCTAAATTATATGCTGTTGTCATATATAACACTTCACCAGTAGTTCCGGTTAAACCAGATGCGTTAACAGATAAGTGGAAACCATATGTTGCTGATGTTGCACTTGTTCCTTTGAATTTCAACATATCGTCATCATATTCATTATGAGATTCAGTTGAAAAACCTAAAGTCACTTTTTTAACTTTATCACCATTGCTAGTGTGTGGTGTTCCGTCAGCGTCATAATAAAGAATATCTCCCGCATCATAATATTTTGTTTTATATAAAACACCACCTAAATTAGTTGCGGTTGAAATACCTTTAAAACCAGCAGGAACAGCGTCAGTTGGATGATCTTCACTAAGAACTAACATAATGTATTTAGATCTTAATTCATATTCACCATCAGATGTACCAACTTTTCTACCAATATATCCAGGTAATTCTGGGTTCATTGAACATCTAGTAAATTTCTCAAGAACAACTGGGTTAGCGTCAGTATCATAGTAATTACGAACAAGTAAATCAAACTCACCAGTATCTAGATCAATATTTTGAATTGTTACTTTAATTTCATAGTTTGCTGCGTTACCATCAGAAATTGTTAAAACTTGGAACAAATCAGCAACGTTTCCACCACGAACTTCAGATACAACTATTGATGAACCAGGAGTTTCCCATTCGCTAACAAAATTTTCGCCTTCATTTGTTACAACATCAGTAGTACTAAGACCTCTGATTAAACCTTGTTCAAATAAGTTCTTCAAAAAGTTAGGATAAATCTCATGAACATATAATGGGTAATCAATTGTGTTTTTATCGAAAACATCTTCTCCAATTACTTTATTGATATATTTTGTTGATGATTTATCAAAAGAAACATTAAATGTTCTAGTTGTACCAGTAATATCAACTACTGATAATGAAAACTCAGATAATGGATTATTGTGTATATTAGCACCACTGATTGTTACTGTTGAACCAGAAACTCTTCTAGTTAAAATATCGGCAGCATATGAACCACGTGGTCTTAATTGACAAACAATTTTATCTGCATAATGATCATGTAAAGTAGCGTCAAACTTAAATCTTCTAACATCAAATGCTGTTGAACCTGAATTATAAACAAATAGATATGAATAAACACCATCTATTGTTGAATCAGTAAGACCAGTTTGAGTGAAGAAAGTATTATACCATTCTTTACCGTTGTTAGATCCAATCGGTGAAACTAATTGAGTTCCTGTTTGTCCACTTGTAAACGATGCTGGAACCGCCCCGATTGTAAACCATTCGTTATGTGCATAAGCACCTGATGAATTTACCGCCTCAACAAGATAATCTGTAATTGTAGACCCCTCAGTTGTTGTTTTACCAGATAATTCAGCGAAGAATGTACTTCCAGTAATTCCATTAACTGTTGGGATTGTAGTTCCAGTTGATGTTGTATAAGTTGAATGAACTAATACACCTCCTAATGCTTTGATTCCGTAAGAAAAACCAGGCTTATAACCTGTTAATCCCAAGATACGGGTAACAAATAATTGATTTGATTCCTGTAAATATGATTTTGCTACATACGGTAGCTGGTATTTTGGCATCCCAGATGAATCTTTAACTGGAGATGGTGATCCAAAATATGTTCTAAATTCGTCGAAACTTGAAATAAGCACCGGTTCGAAGGCTGGCCCTTTAAGGGTTTCACCAACTAAACCTAATGTTGTTACTCCAACACTTTGCGCCACGAATGTTAAATCCTTCTCTGAAGTGTAGACTCCCGGAGAAACGAATACTCTGTTTGAATTTGCCATTGATAAATGTTTGGTTAAAATATTTTTATTCTTATCAAATAAATATCTTTGTTTTCGCCAAAGATTTCCCAATTTTTTTGTATTTAGATAGTAATTTATCCTTTTTTATCTTTATTTATCTTTATATATGGAAAAGAAAACAAAAAACGTGAAAATCAGTGAAAAACATCACGAAATGCTAAAAAAGCATTGTGATAAAAATGGATTAAAAATTTATAAGGTTCTTGAAAAATTTATAGAAGAAACCTGTAAATTAAAAACAGACCTATACGGCGATGATTAAAATAGGTAGGTTATACCAATTTTTGAATTCACTACTGGGGTGTAATTTAATGTGATTTCATTTAAAGCACTAATATCAAACCCCTGGCCCTCTTCTTCAACTAGACCATTAATATCTAAGCTAACAACACTATTGATAGCATTTAGTACAGTAAATGTCAAACTCGAACCGTCATATGTGAAATATTCGGTATTAACCTGTATTGGCTTACCGTAGTTGTCAATAAACACACTGTTTCTACCCTTAAAATAAGTGATAGTAATAATACTACCTTCTAAAGGTGGTGTGGGGAAGCTAATTTTTGATGTTCCTGCAATGTGGTAAAAATCAACCCCTCTTTCTTGTAAAAGACCGTTAATCGCCACACTAAATAAAATACCAATACTTTCACCAACACTAAAAGCAGTCTGCATACCATCAGCAGTAAATGATGCAACGGTAATGTCGATTGTTTTATTAATGTATTTTTTGTTATAGTTGGTGTTTTTTGCAAACTCGGTCATTAAAAACATTCTACTAACAGCTGGTTTAACCTCAAACTCTTCTTGGTCAATTAAGAAACCCAACATAGTAAACTTATAGTTTTGAAGATAAAACCTACGTCCATCAATTTGTTCAATCGGTGAATTATCTTCAATAGATTCTAAAATAATTGGAATATAATGCCCCTTAACGGTTGTGTATGCTTGTCTTGACGCAAACTTTTGTAGAACGATTTTATTAAATTTATTTAAATCCCGGAATTTAGTACAAACAATAGTCACTTCATAAGAAAGATCAACAGCTATTGGTTGTGGTATTTTATATACATCAGCACCCATTTGTGTTCCATTCCAAGTAGCAACGGAAGCATAATGAAACTGCATTCTTTCTGGGATTGTTCTAATAATTGATGGATTACTACCCGGTTGAACATCTGGTTTTCTAATCACTCCAATCAATGGAACTTTCATATTACCATCTTCGTCTGAAAACTCCCAGGTATTTGTGATTTGTGCCCATCTTTGTATTGTTAGAATTTTAGGGATTACTGGTATTTTTTTACCATCAGCCATAACCACAAAGTTTTTCTTCACGAAATCCATCATTCCAAAATCTAGATCGTCGTGTAAAATAGAGTCAGGTAAATAAGTGTCAGACTTGGTTATTCTTTCCAATAATTCTTGTCTTCTCTCGGTTAGTTCTTTACCCTTGTAAATTTGTATATCTGTTTTTCTTTTAGGTATTGCCATTTTATACTCCTCTAAATTCTTGCTCTTGAGCGATAGCACAAGTTATTGTTCTATAAAATGCTTTATATCCAAATAAATTGTGTTTATTGTCTGTTGTTACTTTACCGTCATTTGTTACAGTATAATATCTTAATTTGTTTTCGTTTTCTGGATAACCGATATAATCACCATATTTTACATCCACTCCAAGTTCTTCCAAATGTTTAATATAAACAGATAGTATTAAATTACCCGGTTCGTTATATCTAAGCATTCCCGCTTTGTACGAACTGTTTTTAGGTTCTTCAATTTTAACCAATGCATTAAACTCAATTGGTGGGAAAAATTTAATTTCATCTAACCCAACCTCACCATACACGTCGTCCTTATCGGTTTTTTGTCTATCAACTCTATATAACACTAATTTCATATTCAAGTCACCATGAAGGTACTCTTGGCCTATTTGAATCTGTAGGTCAAAGTCTTCTTGGCTGAAGAATTTGCTCATTCTGGTTATCGGTAGTTTGTTTTCCATACATTAATAAATAGTTTATAATGTATTTGATATTATTTATATTTTACTTATGGAGACAAAAATACCAGAAGTGGCTGCTCGTGAGATATTGATGGTTTATGAGGGATCTAATAATCAAATATTAGATTGGAAAAGAAAGCTACAAGAATCAAAATATTTTAGTCTGTCAAGAACACAGGCTGATTATGTTATAAAATATGAGAAGACAACCCCAAGGGTTGCGAAAAAACATGTACGTATTGTTTCTACTTTTGGCGAGAAATTAAGAGAAGAAAAACTATTAGCCAGAGTACCAGAACAAATATGGATTGAAAAACTTTTATGTGAATCAGATAAAGCATATCATATTTGGGGTAAAATTTCTGAAACGGAAAACATACATGCATTTTGGATGCCCAAATCGGCGATAATTCAAGAAGAGAAAAAACTAAACAGAATTGTTGATTATTCACCATATTCTAAAAGACCGCCAATGGAACACCAAAAAGAGGCGATCGAAAAATTATTGGCCAACAATAGATACATTTTGGCTGATGATATGGGTTTGGGTAAAACAACCGCAGCCGTTATTGCTTCTTTAGAAAGCGGTGCCAAAAAAATATTAATTGTTTGTCCGGCTTCACTAAAAATTAACTGGGAAAGAGAAATTAAAAATTATACAGATAGAAGAATTTTATTGATCGAAGGTAGAAAATGGGGGTCAACATTTGATTATTATATCATCAATTATGATATACTTAAGAACTTTCACACAACAGATAAAAGTGAAGACAGCGAAGCATATCAATTGATTGCTAATGAAAAATTTGATTTAGCGATTGTAGATGAAGCACATTATATTTCAAACGCTACAGCACAAAGAACCAGATTATTAAATGACATTTTAGAACAAATTCCAAAAGTTTGGTTACTTACTGGTACACCAATGACATCAAGACCAATAAATTATTTTAATCTATTGAGTATTGTTGACTCGCCATTGGCATTAAATTGGCAGAGTTATGTTAGACGATACTGTGCTGGTTATCAATTTAGAGTTGGCCAAAGAAAGGTCTGGAACACAAGTGGAGCAAGCAATCTAGACGAATTAAGGGAAAGAACTAAAAATCTTGTTTTAAGAAGAATGAAAACAGATATTTT